TGGTTGATTACCATGACAACCGTTTGCTTGACAGAGGAGATGAATTAAAGTGCATTTCTGATCCTAAGAGTGCATACACCATTGCAGCAGCACAGTCTATTGGCCGTAAGATTGACGATGTTATTCTTGCTTCAATGACTGGAGCAGCTTACTATGGTGAAACAGGTAGTTCTTCTGTAACGAATAGCAATATCGTCCTTGTAACAGCAGCGTCAGTAACGATGGCTCGTATTATAGCAATCAAGAAAGAGCTTGATGATGCAGATGTTGAAATGGAAGATCGCTATTTCGTAGCCAATACAACTTTTCTTAATAACATCCTTGATGTAACAGAAGCAACAAGCGCAGATTATAATTCAGTTAAAGCTCTTATTCGCGGTGAAATTGATACGTGGATGGGATTCAAATGGATTATGTCAACGCGTGTTCCTTCAGGAAACGTCGGGTTCGCATACCAGAAGTATGGTGTCTGTCTTGCCATGGCTACACAGCCATTTGTTAAGACTGATCAACGCGCCGATTTAAGTTACTCTTGGCAGGTTTATTATGAGTTGAATATTGGTGCTGTTCGTTTGGAAGAAAATAAAGTTGTTGTGGTTAACGAAGGTTAACGGTCTATAGGATGCGTTAATCTTAAAAGCCCTATAGGGGCAAGGAGAAAGAAATGACAGCGTTTAAAGGTGACAATGTAACAAAGTATGATGCTGGTGGAAGCGGCGATAACGTTATCTCAGATGGATATATCAAATCAGTTGAGAAGATTTGGATGGATTCATTTACTTTCTCAGCTGTTTTGACGACCGCAGATACGTTAGTTATTGCTAAAATTCCTAAGAACAAAAAGATTACGGATGTTATTGTTAGTTTCCCAACAGCACTGACACCGACGACAAGTACAATTCAGGTTGGTATCACAGGTGATGCTGATAAGTTTATTTCAGCTGCTGTGCCAGTTGCGGAATCTGGAGCAGCTGGAGGTCAGGCTGCAAGAACACTTATACGCATGAATAACACCGATGGTTTGAGCTATGTAACGACTGCTTCGACTGATATTATTTTCAGTATCGGAGTAACCGCCATGACAGCTCCAACAGCAGGAACAATCAAAACGATTGTAAAGTATACTTAAAAGCAAATAGGGAGGAGGCCAATAACCTCCTCCCTTTTCTAAGGGGATACGATGGCACTATCAAAGACAGATATTTTAAATAAAGCCCTAACTCTCGTCGGTGCAAGTCCGGTTATTAATATTGACGATTCATCTAACAACGCGCGCGTGATGAGTAGAGTATATGAAGGAGCGTTACGCAGTTTATTAAGCGAGTGTAAATGGAATTTTGCGACGAAACGAGCAGATTTAAGTTCAACGACTGACGAATTAGATTGGTATGATACTGGTGAAACTTATGTTTATATTAAGCCAACAGATATGATTAGAATTTATGGCGCAAGTGACGCGACTGCTAGATGGCGTGAAGAAGGTGATTATATTGTTTCTGATAGTTCTGGTCTAGGATTACGGTATGTTTATTATCTTGACTCTCCTGCTAAATATCCAGCTTACTTTATTGACGCGTTGATCGACAAGTTATGCGCAGATATAGCGTATTCTATTGTTAACTCTGCGTCGTTAGGTGAAAAATTTGTTTCTTTATATCAAAAAGTTTCTCTTCCAAAAGCAATGGCTGCTAATTCGCAGACAGGTATTCAGCAAGAAATGAATGATAGTGAATGGGAATTGTCGAGGTTTGGATATGACGTATAAAAAAGTCTTTTCAGCTCCTGATGCTGCTCCAGCAGTTCTTTACGCAAAGAGAGACGCCGATAGTCAACACGCATTTCCATTACTTCAGTCCGCATTTAATCCTGGATTCGCAATTCCTCAATATGATTCCATAACATTAGGATACACTTCTAATGTTCTAACTTCAGTCGTTTATAAACTTTCCAGTGCAACAGTAGCGACTTTAACATTAACTTATACAGACGGCAATCTGACTGGGGTGGAAAAGACATGAGTGTGATTAATATTGTTGGATATGGTATTGTTGGGAAATCTATGCACAAATTGTTTCCTAACGCAGAGATAAACATGAAAAAAGCGGATGTTTCATTTATTTGTGTTCCAACAAATATGTTATCTAATGGACATTGTGATACTTCAATAGTTGAAGAAGTTATAAGCGAACTCGAATCTAATTTAATTATTATTCGTTCAACTGTTAGTGTAGGGACTACTGATAGACTTAAAGAAAAATATAATAAACATATTATTTTTCAGCCAGAATATATAGGTGAAACAACGGCTCATTGTTATGATGAAAGAAGTATTCCATTTTTAATTTTAGGAGGAGATATAGATGATTGTCAAAAAGCGATTGAATTATATCATTCAGTTTACAATTCAAATATAAAAATATTATTTCTTACCAGCAAAGAAGCTGAAATTGTAAAATACATGGAAAATTCTGCTATTGCTACTAAAGTTACTTTTTGTAATGAATTTTATAATATCTGTAAAGCGTTTGGGGCTGACTATAATATGGTGAGAGAAGGATTTTTGATGGATAAAAGGATGTCAAGAGATTTTACATTTGTTTATCCAGATAAACGAGGATTTGATGGCAAATGTTTACCTAAAGATATAAATGCTATTGTGGCATCATCAGAAGGCGCTGGATATTCGCCTTTGTTTTTAAAAGATGTATTAAAAAACAATGAAAGGATTAGATGTGGTTAGCATTATTATCCCATCTAGAAATGAAAAATATTTAGAGACTACTATTAAGAACGTGCTTGAAAATGCTCGTGGAGAAATAGAGATTATTGCTATTTTAGATGGGTGGGATTCTCCTGCGGATATAAAAATAGATGATTCACGAGTCATATTTATTAATCATGAAAAAAATGAAGGACAAAGGCAATCAATTAATGAAGCAGCACGAATGGCAAAGGGCAAATACATCATGAAACTTGATGCTCATTGTGCTGTTGATGAAGGGTTTGATATTAAACTTGCGGAAAATTGCGAATACAGTTGGACAGTTGTTCCTCGAATGTATAATCTTGATATAACGACTTGGAAGCCTAAATTGCATAAACGTACGGATTATATGTATATTTCTAGTATGGCTTCCGACAAGCCTTTTCGTGCCACGTATTACGGAAGCAGCCAACTAAAGAATGACCTAATGATTGATGATACGATGTGTTGTATGGGGCCTTGTTTTTTTATGCATAAAGATAGATTTTTTGAACTTGGGGGATGTGATGAAGGGCATGGCGGATGGGGGCAGCAAGGAATTGAAGTTGCGTGTAAGGCATGGTTGTCTGGAGGGGCATTAAAGGTAAATAAAAAAACTTGGTTTGCTCATTGGTTTAGAGGCGGAACGTATGATGAAGTATTTTCACCTGGCTTTCCCTATAAGGCGTCTGGCAGAGAACAGGAGCAGGCAAGAAAGTACAGTCAAGATATATGGCTTAATAATAAGTGGGATAAAAGAGTAAGAGATTTTCAATGGATGGTGGATAAGTTTAATCCGCCAGGTTGGGATGTTAAAAAGAAAGATGAAGTTGATTACGCAAAAATTTATAGAACTATAAGGACGACCTACAAAATACGCGCTGCGTATGATTTTGCTCCTTATGGTGCAAAGTATAATGGAGGAGATAGGTTAACTCTGCTAGACATCTTTGCTAAACTAGGCTATACAAAGGGTGTTGAAATCGGCGTATCCAGGGGAAGTTATTCAGAAGAGATGCTTAAGCGAATCCCTAATCTCACTCTTCATTGTGTCGACCCCTGGATTGAGTATCAATTTTCGCATTTATCCAATTCTATGCAGGAAAAGAATTATAATTTAGCAGTTAAGAGATTATCTAAGTGGATAGAAAATGGGCAATGTAAAATTATTAGAAAGCATAGCGAAGATGCTGTTGCTGATTTTAATAATGGGAGCCTTGATTTCGTATACATTGACGGAGCGCATGATTTTGATAGTGTGTGTATAGACATCATTAAATGGTATCCAAAAATACGGTTTGGTGGAATGATTGGGGTACATGATTACTATTTAGCATCGAAACGAAATGGTGTTGTTCCTGCTGTTGACGCATTTACGAAATGCCACAAAATCAAGGATTGGTTCGTCACGTATGAAGTAATGCCTACTGCCTTTTGGGTAAAGGAGCCATCGAGTTTGGAGATTAACAATGGATGATTTGACGGTTATTTATTTAACATTAAATCTTATGCCTGATGGGTGGGTAAATTATCAGCTTGACCATTTAATACAATCTGCTGGTTCTTTTCCAATTATTTCTGTTTCAAGGATTCCAATGAATTTAGGTAACAATCTTCTTGATACAGAAGAAACAGGATATGCAAATATTTACCGCCAGATGTTACGAGCTGCCAAAATTGCGGAAACAGAATTTGTTGCTGTCGCAGAAGATGATGTTTTGTATACACGAAGTCATTTTAGGGCGTTTAGACCGCATACTGATGAATTTGCTTATAATCGTCATAGATGGTCGCTTTTTACATGGGGAGAGCCCGTATATTCGCTGCGTAACAGATTAAGTAATTGTTCTATGGTTGCGCCACGTTTGCTTTTAATAGAATCTCTGCAAGAAGTATTTGATAAGCATAATGGGTGTCCTCCAGATAATAGAGTTGGTGAATGTGGTAGAGAAAAGATAGCCAGACGATTAGGCGTAACAGTTCACAAACAAGTAGATTTTGAATCACAAGAAGGCATTATCCATCTTAACCATATTCATGGAACAGAGGACAAACAACAGCGTCAATGGAAAAGTCATGCTCGAATAAGGGCATATGATATTCCATGTTGGGGAAAAGCAAGTGATGTGCTTAAAAATTATGCTTTTACAGCAAGATGTGCGAGTGCGATGTAATGATTTCTATTTGTTTACCAAGCAGGAGACGAGCAAAGTTTTTTAAAAGGATGTGTGAATCGGCATTAGATACAGCAAGTGATGTAAATAATATTGAGTTTGTAGTATATCGAGATGAAGATGATAAACATGTATACGAATATTTTGGAAATCATAAAGTTGTCGTCGGTAAGAGGAAAGACAATGTTTTTGGCATGTGGAATGACGCGCAGCAAATCTCCACTGGCCCTTATTATATGTATATGGCAGACGATTTTGTTTTCGACACGAAGGATTGGGATAAGGAAGTTATGCAGTTGTTTGATAAATATGACGATAAGATTGTTCTTTTGGCCGTTAATGATGGAACGAGTTCTTTTAAATATGGATACAGCGGAATAGGCGTGGTTCATAAAAATTGGGTTGATGCTGTCGGTTATCTTTTCCCAGACTATTTTTATCCGAACTGCGCCGATAAATGGGTGAACGATTTGGCTGTGTTAATCAATCGTCTTGAAAAGACAAAGTTTTCTTGTATTCCAAAAGAAGATGAGACGCATGATAGAGTACATTGGCGAAAATGCCATTTAACAAGACGGTGGCGACCAGTTTATTGGGAGGAAGAAGCGACACGATTAAGACAGCAAGATGCCGATAAATTAATGAAGGTTATTAATGAGTATAAAATTATCAATAGTAATCCCAGTGTTAAATAGTCATGAGCCATTACGTAGGCAATTTCTCCATTGGGAGAAACATGGAATTCCAGACAGTACTGAAATTATCATCATTGATGATGGGAGCAATCCTCCATTGACATATAACGGTAATTTACCAGTTAAGATTATAGCAACAAATGATACGAGAGAATGGACATGGGCATTGGCGAGAAATCGTGGAGTAGAAGAAGCAAGCGGTGAATACGTGTGTATGACAGATATTGACCATATACTAACGAGGGAAGCGCTGGATATATGCAGGAACTTTGAAGGAGACAAGGTGTATTTTATTAGGGAGTTTGGAGTACTGACCGAAGATGGTGAATTAACGCAAGATAGAGATGTGTTAGAACAATATGGTCTTCCGAAAACAAGAGCATTAAGGTTTGGGGCATTACCGAATAATATTTGTCTTAAACGTTCTGTATTTTATGAAATAGGCGGATATAGGGAGGATTTAATTGGCAGGCCATATCCTCAAGGTGAAGACCGTTTGTTCAAGAAGGCGTGGGAAAGTTATGTTAAATCGCTGTATAGAATCACGGTAACTACCCCAGCGCCGATATATATGTATCCAAATGGGTATTTCTGCGGAAACGTAGACCATAATCCGTTTGGGTTATTTCATGGATTAAGTAGGGCGAGTAGACATAATTATAGATATAATGAAAAGAGGAGGGATAGATGGTCACAGGAGAAATTAAAGATGTAAAGATTGATGATATTCGAGGGTCAATCATTGTGGAAACAGAGTATAAGATTAATGGTGTCGTAGTGCAGATAGGGAATACACGATACACCGAAGAAAGCGGAACGAATGAGGAAATTATCGCAAAGGCCAAAGCAGATATTGCGGAACATTGTGAAAACTTGATTAGGCGTATTGAAGCCAACAGGGTGTTTCGTGAGGCAGAGGCATTGAAGGTCAATAAGGCACTAACCGAACCGATTGTGACAGCGATTAAAAGTGATTTGGTTGGGTATAATACCAGTAAAGATGAAGTTGTTGATGTATTCAAGGGTGTTGAAATTAAGGTAACTGCGGATAGTCAAAATTCTGTTAAACCCGTAGAGAAGGAAACTCCGTAATGGCTTACGATTGGACACAAGATGCGGATTGCGTAGCGGCTTATCTTTTTGAAGAAGGCAGCGGAACATCTGTTGCTGATAGTTCTCCAAATTCCAATACAGGAACTTTTAAAGCAAGCGGCACGCCAGCTTGGAGTTCGTCGGTTCCACAACCATCTGATGGATTTAATGGTTCTTCATCGTATTCTGTTGATTTTGATGGGGTAAATGGTTATGTAAATTGTGGAAGTGATAGCTCTCTTGATAATCTAGCTCCAATGACCTTTGTTACATGGATGTACGCCGATGCTTCTGGAGAGGGTAGCAGGGGAACTTTTTATGCTAAAGGTTCTAATATATTTTTAAGAAATGATAGCAGCTCTAATTTATTAAAATTTAACAGAGATGGTTCAACAGATTTGAGTGAAAGATATGCAGCAGGAAGTTTTAAAATAGGAGCGTGGCATCATTATGCCTCAACATGGGATGGTGGGGATGCTAGGTCTGGTGTAAAACTTTATATTGATGGTGTTGAATGGACAAGCGTTTCTTCTGGAGCAGATGGAGAAAATCTTGTTTCTGATGCAGGTAGCGATCTTCTTTTAGGAAATGATAGTTTGAGCGAAAGCAGTACTTTTGATGGTCGGCTTGATGAAGTATCATTTTTTGGAGCTGTTTTAGACTCCACCGACATCAACGATATTATGGCGAATGGGCTGAAGCAGGAGGGTGGTGGAAGTGCATCACCATCAGCTAGCCCATCTGAATCAGCTTCAACTAGCCCTTCACAATCTCCGAGTGAATCACCATCACCGTCTGAATCAATAAGTCAGTCACCGTCAGAAAGTGTAAGTGCATCGCCAAGTGAATCTCCGAGCGAGTCTGAATCGCCATCTGCAAGCCCTAGTATATCGCCGTCTGTAAGCCCATCACAGAGTCCATCGGAAACTCCGGGGTCTGAATCGCCTAGCGAATCACCGTCAGCAAGCCCATCGCCATCAGCATCTCCATCTCAATCGCCTAGCGCATCACCTAGCCCTAGTGCAACACCAAGCGTTAGTCCATCGGCATCGCCTTCTGCAAGCCCTTCAGCTTCTCCATCAGCATCGCCTTCAGCTTCTCCTAGTCCATCTGAAAGCCCAAGCGAGAGTCCTAGCCCGTCAGAATCACCTAGTGAATCACCTAGTCCGAGTGAATCGCCATCCGCTAGTCCTTCTCCAAGTGAGTCGCCTAGCGAATCTCCTTCCCCTAGCGCATCGCCTTCAGTGTCGCCTTCGGCGTCTGTCAGTGGAAGCCCTAGTGGGTCTCCTAGTGTATCACCAAGTGCATCACCAAGCGAATCACCAAGTGCCAGTCCTTCTCCGCTTTCATACGCTATTAATAGGGAACAGTTTTATAATATAAACGGCGTAATAACAGCATTAACACCTAAAAGGTCTCCTATTTGGACAACATCAGGAAGACCAGCATCTCCAGGAGACGGGGAATGGGGATACAATATAACTGATGATAAAATAGATATTTATAACGGCTCATCTTGGGTACAGATATGATATGGCAATTACGCATAATGCGACAACCAGCACAGGCGCAACATCAACATCAGGCACGCCGTGTACAGCGACGCTTAAGCATACCTGTTCAGCAGGGACTACGCTTCTCGTTGTTTGTGTTACTATACGTGAGCTTACAACGGCTGATAGGGTTATTACGAGCATTACGTATAACGGAGATGCGCTTACTCAAGGAACAACAAGCGATGATGAAACGACTGATTCACGATGTGCTATCTATTATTTGCTTAATCCAGACACAGGTTCAGAGTATGATGTTATCCTTACGACAGACGGCACGTGTTCTAACGTTGATTTCAGCTCAACATCTATTGAGGGTGGGACATTCGAAGTTGATTCGACAG